GCATTTCTTTTGTTAAAGCCAAAGCGAATCTACGAATCCATTGCTTACCAATAGCATTAATGTTTTCATATGGAATGTTCTCAAATGGAATCGTGTTTATGTTGTTAACACCTTCTGCTCCATTATTAACCCCTGGCTGGTTGTCCCATGGTTCGTACTGGTTATTTATAGTAAACTGAACCCAGAAGTTCTTTGGAGAAGTAGTGTCTGGTGTTGGGAAAAGTCTTAACTTGTTGTCGTGAATCTCGTATGAGTAATGTGAAACCCTTGTCCAGAGTGCATCCTCATAAGCCATTGCTTGAAGTTTGTTCTGCCAAGTTGGGACAATCTCAAATGTAGAGTCATCTGCGTATTGTCCATATGTTCTCATGTTACCAACAACCGAGAAGCCGCCATAGTAACCGTAGAATCTCCACATTGCTCTTGGGGTCTTGAAAAAAACCTTTCTGATTGTTAATCTCTTATCTTCAACTTGCTGATAGAAAGAAGATGAAGTATCGGTTGCAGAAGATGCTGAAATGATAGATTGCAAATCATAATCTTGTGTACCTGCAACTGACGGAATAGACGCAGAGTAGATTGGTGTTGTTCCACCAAAGCCGGCCTCCGTTGCTAAGCCTTCTGATATTCTTCTAATGTATCCGTAATCAAATCTTGGATATCGCAAAGCAATATTAGAGCCGGATAAAGAACCCGAAGATATTTGACCGTCTTGATCAAATGAACCAGTTGTGGCGCCAAGATAAGATGAAAGAGAGTTCTTTGTTTGAAATAGGTTGACTAGATATGAATATTCCAAAACTGCTTCTTCGTAAGCAGCGTAAACATTTCCTTCCGCCAACTCAATGTCCAATACATCACCACCTAGTTTCTTATAAGTGTAGGCAACCTGATCTGCGGCGCCTGATAGGAATGCAGTGGAACCAGCGTATATACCAAAAGGTAAAGTTGTTGAAACGTTGGCTGCTGCGCCGGTGACTGGAAGTATATTGGCATTTGAAGTTGATGCCGGGTTTAGATTTGGAATTGCCATATGCGATGATCCTTTAAAATAACTCTATTAATAAATAGAAAGCCCCACCTCAAAAGAGGCAGGGCTTTCATTATTTTGACTTTACGTCAGACTATGATAGTCTAGACAAGTCCTCGGCATACGACGAGGCCATACATGTCTGGACGAACCATCTTCTTGGCGTATCGGGTCATGACACCCTTGCGAGGTACGAAGTCCTCTACACCGAAGATCGTTGGTGTGGTCTGCAGTGGCACGTAAGGTGCGTAAACATATCCACTCTCTAGGAAGCTAGAGCCTCTTCGACCAACGAGAATCAACTGACGTGGGAAGTAAGGGTCGACCATAACGTCGAACTTCTTCGAAAGTGAGCCAGTCTTAACAGCACCGATGTCGCCACGGTCAGCGTCAGCAGTTACGTTAGCACGGAAGCCAGCGGTGAACTCAAGAATGTTAGCAATCTCTGGGCCGCAAACAACGAAGTTTGCTGCGCCACGTAGAGTCTTGCGGTGAATCTGAGCTGAAACGTCGTTGATTGTCTCAACGAGAGTCTCGTACCACTCACTTACGTTACCTGTGAAGTCGCCGGCTGCGGCAACCTCACCAGTCTCTCGGTCAAGGAACTGACCTGGGACTCGGGACCAGTAACGTGTACCAGCCTCTGCACCACGAACGAGGTCTTCGAGGATCTCGCGGTCAATCTCAAGAGCAATCTGCTCAGAGAGAATCTGTGTAAGCTCAACCTCAGCGTCAAGGTTGTGGTAAGCGTTAAGATCCTGTCCTAACTCTGGGGTCCACTTAGCCTTGAGCTTCTTGGTTACAGCTGTGACAGCCACGGAATCGACCTTGATGTCGATCTCTGGGATTTCCTCAGAACCCTCTAGTCCCCAAGTAGCGTTGCCGACGAGAGAACCTAGCGCATCACCATCTTCAAAGTTATCTGTGATTGGGATATCACAAGTTGTCAGACTCACAAGATCATCAGCTAGCTGCACTGCTGTGTCGGAACCTGTTCCGTTTAAGAGAACTAGTACCTGAGAAGCATCGTTTGGGTCTACACGAGTGAGGCGTCGAACCTGACGACCGACTGCGACACCGTTAAGGGTTACAGCCACAAAATCATCAAAGTTAAACTGATCGGTTGGACCTAGGTCAGACGCAGCGATTGTCGCGATTGCGACAGCAGAACCCGATACCAAGTCAGCATCAAACTCAAGCATTGCAGCACCATCATAACCCGTTGTTGCGCCAACGTCTGCTAAGAAAACACCGTTAGAATCAACAGTACCGGAAGCAACCAACGCTGGCGTAATGCCGGCAGATGCTGTTGGTGAAGAGTAACCGTTGTTGAGCGCGTATGGCCCAGCTTCAGCATTAACTCCACTTAGAAGAACACCACCGGTGATCTGGGAGCCAACTCGTCCACCACCGTAAAGTGATGTACCTGTTGCATAACCCAAACGTGGGTTATCAGCAGTCGCGTCATCACCAATCTCTTGAGAGAAGGTGAAGTCAAGGAAGAAAATGAGACCTGATGGAAGGCTCATTGGCTGAACGCTAACGAGATCGTTTGCGATCAAGGAACCGAATACTCGGCGTACTAGTGGGAATGCAACAGCTGCAAAGCCCTCGACATCTCCACCCGCCATGGATGAAGACTCACGGAGTAGCTCTTTTGCCTGATTCTCAAGCAATCGTGCCATTCCATTCTTTTTGTTGTCATCTGAGATACCCTCAAGAAGACCGGTCTGCTCCCACTTGTTAATGAGTGCAGCACCTTCTGAAGAAAGATCACGATTGACGATTCCCTCAGTTAGTTTCTGTACAATAGACATTTTAATATAACCTCCTGTTTGTTATTTTAATGTTTTGTTAAACCTGCTAAACGCAGCATACGACCCATGTTTGGATCTTTAGTTGCCTTGTTGTCTCTCTTAGAATTGATCAAAAGTGAGGTAGGTCTTTGAACTGCTTCACGAAGTGTTTGTGGTCGTGTTCTCTGATCAGGAGAGGACCCCACTGCGTTTTGAATTGTTTCAAAAATCATACTCGCTTCTTCAACAGAATTGGCAGATTGAACAGCCTCGACAACTTGTGTTTTTTGTCGCTCATTCAAGGAGGCGCTATTCAAAGCCTTGTTTTGATAAACAAGCTTGGCGTTTTCAAGATTCAGCTTTGTAAGCTGATCCTTTGCTTCTACAATAAGAGCACGAAGCTCTTTGTTAGACTCTGTAAGTTCTGTAATCTTGGATTCGTAAAGGGCAGCGTCCGAAACAACATCCGGTGCTGTTTCTTCTTCCTCTTCCTCTTCATCCTCTTCTTCAAGGTGAGCAGCCTGTGCTGCTGCCATTGCGTCGTTGTTTGCTTGCTCAACGCTACTATTAGCGGAGTTAACAGATGACCAGCCTTGCGGGCGTGGGGTCATATCAACAACGAGTTCCTCTACTAGTTCACTTAAAAATTCTTCTGAAAGAGGAACATCTTCGTCGTCCTCTTCTTCGTGGAGTGGCTCAACTGGTGCGGCGCCAAGTTCAGCGGCATCTTCCTCAGCGGAGGCTTCAAGTTCTGGTGCCATCTCGCCACCAGCCATCTCATCAGCCATTCCTAACGCGTCATTAAGATCTTCTTCTTCGACCATCTCGTCTTCATCGTCAAGGCGCATCTTTAAAGCATCAAAATCAATCTCTACGATCTCATCTGCTCCTGCCTCGCCTAACTCTTCGTTCTGGAATGCGTAAGGAACTTCCTCAACAAACTCATCTAAGGTATCGTCGGCTTCCTCTTCGGGCTCCAAACCAATTTCATCTTGTTCTAGTAAAGTATCAAGAGCTTTTTTAACTTCTCCCGAATACTTCTCTAATACAACATTCTCAGCATTTTTCAATGCTGCTTCTTTAAGCGCCCGGGCGTCTACAATCGCCTCTTCTAGTAACGAAGACATATAAGAAACTCCAAATCTTTTAACTCGTCAAAAATAAATAGTGTTTTTTAACGTCAAAAGTAAAATATTATGTTATTGCGGAGTGTAGAGTTCCTAAATCGGTTGTTGATAAGGCTGTGGGGAAATAAACAGCAGCCAAACAACCAGCACCCCCGAAGGCTGATGGAGTAGAAAAATTATTAGCCATCATTAGAACTGAGTTAGCTAATGTTTGACTAGCCATGGGAGACAAGGTACTGTCTTCTTCCGGATATGTTCCTGTATATTCCTTAGTTGTAAAATAAAGCGCCTCTGTATTAGAAGTACTATTTCGTGTATATACAGCAGAAACTATCCTGCTAGCACCCAATGTAATATCGCCGGTTCGAGGAATGCTTGATTGATTTAAAGCTACAATGTCTAAGCCACCCCTGAACTGGACCCATACATGACCGTCATTGTATATTGTTCCGTTGTTGTCTTCCCTTTGATAAGCAATAACCATTTCTCTAGTAGTCGAGCCAACTGTCATTGGTTGTATATTTAAAACAAAAAACCAAGTCCCGTCTGTATTTGTGGTTGTTAATGCGCGGGAGACGTGATTTGCCACCTCATTATCAGCAGCAGGCAATGAGCCAGCCTTAACAAATATTTCATTTGAAAGAGATTTTGCCGTTAGTCCAGATGATCTAATGTCGACATCCTTACCGGCACCAAAACGATCTGTATTTGTGCTTGATGCCGCATACGTTCCAGTATTCAATAAATCTTCCATTGTATTGGAAGAAGGATCAACATCGGCCAAAGTAAAGTTTGCCGGGGACCAAAGTCGAGTCGCACCAAGCGACTGCGCTGTTGTTAAAAAGTTATCCGATGATCCGCCACCGGTGCTTGTTGGTAAGGAAAAACCCGACCCTAAGCCGGTTGGATCAAATATTGAGTTACCGCTAGAAGCGATAGAAGGTCCAAACGCAAACTTGGACATTACCCTACGCCTACAGACCCTGACCAGTTATTAACAATCTCAGTTGAAT